GACGCCCATCCGAAAATGGGCGGGGATTTCGACCGACCACGGACCACACTCGGGGTCAGTGTCATCGTGACCGACCTCGCAGGGTCCCAGCAGCGCCAGAAAACACCCGGCGGTCGCGGGGTCGTCGGGGTCGGGCACATCGTGTAGGTACACCCGCTCCTCGGTGAGTTCTCTGTCTTGGTCCTCAAAAACGACGAACCCACTGGAATCGAAAACGCGCCCTGGGGTGTCCTCGCCGGTCGAGTCGACTGCTCGCATCCCCGGCAACCACCGCCAGCCGGGCAGGCTGACAGCGAGGCGGCCCCACTCGGCGGCGGGAGCGTCAGGGGAGGGCAGTGCAAGGGCGGTCATGCTGCCACCCCGTACTCGCTCGCGCAGTCCCACCAGCCGTCCTCGACGCCCTTGCGGTAGCCGGAGTCGTAGCTGCAGCGGGCGAAGATGACGCCGACGATGAGAAGGAAGACATGCGAGCGGGTCACTTCGCACCCCCCATGCGGTCGATGGTAGCGGCCTCGACGGCCTCGGCGACAGTGGGGCCGACACCGTGGCCGGTCTTGTCGCGGTTGCGGGCGTAGATGCGGCACGAGAACTGCTGCGTGCGAGTGTTCCAGCGCAGGCGCACCTCGGGGCGGTCCGTCGAGGACAGCAGCCCCACGAGGAGGGATTCCATGCTCATTCTGCACCTGCCATGCGCTGCAGTGCCTGGCGCTCGATGCGGCGGTTCATGTCGGTCAGCACGAGCGGGGCAATGACCTGCTCGAAGTAGGCGGGCACCGACAGCTTCGCCAAGGCGGCTGCGGCCTTGATGTTGTGTTCGAGCTCGGGGCTGAGTCGAGGGCGGAAGGTTGCGGTACTCATCGGGCTTGCTCCTTGTAGAGGCGTTCGAGGTTGATGAAGGCCTGCCCGACTTCGTCGGTGACGTAGCCGAGGATGGTCTCGAAGGTCTCGATGCGCTTGTAGAGCTCGGCAGGCGAGAGGTCGCGCATCTCGTTCACCAGCTTCGAGTGAGCTGTGTGGAGTCGTTCGAGGTCGGTAGCGAGGGTCACGGCAGTGGTCGGCATGGGGAACCTCAGAGGGACATGACGAGGAAGAAGAGGGAGACAACGAACAGGGCGCCGCAGGCGTCGAGGAGGTAGTCGGGGTTCACGTTTGGCTCCTTGGGGACAGGTGGCCCACTTGTACCATTGGGACATTTGGCCCACAAGGACCATCTATGTCATAGTTGTGTCACAGCGGATTCGGCCGGGGACAAACCCTGCACTCTTGAGAACCCGCCCCTCATCGGCAGAGTGCAGGGTGTGAGGCTTTCGGGTAGATTCTTGAGCACCCGAAATGCACGAATTTACTACTGGTAGAAATTTCCCCTAAACCCTGCACACCCTGCACTCTGTTGATCATTAGGGCATTCTCAAGAGTGCAGGGTTTGTACCTCGGTCAGCACGTCATTCTCGGAGATTGTCAGTGAATACCCCTATGACGACAGAGCAGATTCTTGAGGCGGTGGCGAAGCTCGCACCGGAAGCCATCACCTGCATCGAGGGCACACTGCAGGGGCGGCAGAGCCCGAACAAGGCGCAGCTCGACTCGGCCTGGCGTGTCCTCGAGTGGAGCAAGGAAGCGGCCGCAGCTCGGGCCGAGAAGGCGACGGACACCCCCGACGTCGAGGAGCTCAAGAACGTGCTCAAGCTGGTCGAGCAGTGGTAGAATGTCCGTGAGAGGACACCCATGACATTCGTGCCGCCCAAGGTGCCGGCCGCCCTGCACGACCAGGTGCGAGGGCTGGTCGGTGACCCGTCTGCCTTCTGCCGTCTGCATCGAGTGCAGGACAAGGACAGCAAGAGGGAGATTCCCTTCGACCCGCTGCCCATGCAGGTCAAAATCTTCGACGCCGTAAAGCGCGGATATAAGCGCATTCTCGTCATTAAGGCGAGGCAGGTAGCAGCTACGACGGCCTGTAAGATGGTGCTCCACCAACAATGGGCGAGCACCCCGACGGCCGCCCTCTTCGCCCTCGTGTCACTGCGGGCCGAGTCGGCTACCGCCCTCCTCGATGATAATCGGAGGTGGATGCACCACCCCCCGAGCATCCTGCAGCGAGACCTCGACACCCGGGCGAAAGGCGAGCTGCGCCTGGCGGACACCGGGGCAACCCTCAAGGCGTTCACGTCTCGCAGCTCGACGGGGCTGCGTTCCTTCTCGCCCATCGCTGCACTGCTCAGCGAGTTCGCCTTCGCGCCCGACCAGGAGGAGCTCCTTGCGCAGGCGTTGTCCGCAGTGGGCGACGGGCTGCTCATGCTGGAGAGTACAGCGAACAACCCGGGCGACCGCTTCAGCGAGCTCATCGCCGGCGCACCCGAAAACGGCTGGCACCTCATCACTCACTGGTGGTGGGAGGAGCCCAAGTACTGCGACCTGGTACCCAACGACTTCGAGCGGACCGAGGCAGAAGCCGAGCTCGCCGAGGCCTACAACCTGACAGACGGGCAGCTTGCGTGGAGGCGTCGCTACCTCGCCACCCTCGGCCCCTACAAGTTCCGCAGGGAGTACCCGGCCTGTCTGGACGACTGCTTCCTCGGGCGGGAGGGCGGCTACTACGGCGAGGAGGTTCTGCAGGACATCCACGTCATCGAGCACGAGCTTCACGGCAAGCGACACGGGCGGGAGATAGAGGCACCGCACCCGCACGACCGGTACGTCATGGGCGTCGACATCGGGGGCGGCGTCGGGGGCGACTACTCGGCCTTGTGCGTCGTCTCGGTCTCCACGATGCAGCCGGTCTACACCGAGCGGAACAACCAGGTCACCCCCGCCGCATGGGCGCACCGGTGCATTCAGGTCGCCAGCCGCTACAACGACGCCCTCATGTTGGCCGAGAGCAACAACCACGGGCATGCGTTCCTTCTGGAGCTGACGCACTGCGGCTACCGCTACCAGTGGCGAAGCCCCCAGGGGAAGCCCTGGGTGACTACCCTGCAGTCCAAGCTGGAAGCCTTCGACACCCTGCGCGAGTCCCTGCAGGTCGTCAAGGTCATGGACCGAGTCACCTGGATGGAGCTGCGAAGCCTCACCATCCCGGCCGGCAAGGTCGCACCCGAGGCCCCGAAGGGCGGCTACGATGACAGTGCGATGGCGATGGCGTTAGGCTACCGCTGCCTGCGCGACATTCCGTCATCCTGGCGCACCCATGCGCTACAATCGGGCCGCACCCGCATCGACGACCTCATCAGCCGCAGCCGAGCTCGCCGCATCCGTTCCCACTCTCTCCCCTTCTGAGGCGCCCCATGCTGACCCCCGAGCAGTGTCAATCTATCTGCATGCAGCATGACCTCTACTGGGACGGCAGGCGAGAAGAGCTGCGCGAGCTGCGGAATCTCTACATGACGCGCTTCTTCCAGTCGACCGCCCCCACCTTGGACGGCATCCTCCGCACCGAGGTGCCCAAGGCCTACGCAGTGGTCGAGTCCTACCTCGGCAGCCTCTACGCCAAGAACCCGAGTGTGGAGGTCATGCCCGACATCCGAGGGCGGGGCAATGCGGAGGTCGCCGAGGCGACGGCGAACCAGTACCTGCTCTCGGTTCGGGAGCAGCTCGAGGACGCGACACGCCTGGCGCTCATCTACCCGGCCGGCTTCATCAAGCTCGCACCGGTGCTCAGTGCCGACCCGTTGAAGCGGGTGAGCTGTGCCGCCCTCTCGCCCTGGGAGGTCATCGTAGACGCTACGGCTACCTCGTGGGAGCAGCAGCGCTACGTCGGGCACGTCTACTTGATGCCACTCCTCGAAGCCTCCGAGCGTTACAGCAAGTCGCCCGAGGAGTTCCGCGCCAGGGCCTACAGCAAGTGGATTGAGTCCACGGGCATCGCCGGCAAGGACCAGCTCCTCGGGCTGGGTGACCCGACGCAGACGCCGCCAGAAGAGCAGTGGGTGCGCGTGGTCGAGCTCTACGACCTCCTCGGTGATGCGCTTGTTGTGTGGTCCCCGGACTACGCCGACGGCAAGGAGCACCTCTTCGAGGGTGTGCAGGTGCAGGTCGGAGCCCTTGACCCCGAGGCGGCAGCGGACGCAGACCGACCCGACGCCGAGCTCGAACACGAGACGACGGGCATCCCCTACAAGACAGCCAACGGGCGGCCGGTCGTACCCATCATTCCCCTCTACTTCAGCCGGGACCCCGACACCCCCCTCCGGGGCTACTCGCTCATCCGTCGTAGCCTCGACCAGTTCCGAGAGCTGAACGTCATGCGCACCTACCAAGCGCAGGGCGTGCGACGCATGGCCCGGCAGTGGATGGTACGGGCCGGCTTCCTCAGTGAGGACGGGGCGGCGAAGATTGCGCAGGGACTGGACGGCGAGTTCATCGAGGTCGACCTCCAACCAGGCGCCCCCCTCGAGGGGAACATGATGCCGGTGCCGCAGGCGCCCATTCCCGCAGACATCAGCATCTACTCGCAGACGGTGCAGAACGACATCAACGAGGCCGGCCTTCTCGCCCCCTTCACGAGAGGAGAGGTGACGAAGAGCACAGCCACCGAGCAGCAGCTTCTCGCGGCCTACACGAGCAGCGAGGTCGGACGGATGGCGCGGACCCGAGACGCCGTCATCACCTCCATCGCCAAGACCTACAACATCATGCTCAGTGTGGTGCTCGGGGACGATGCCGAGCCCCTCGCCCTGCCCAACCCGGTCGGCCCCACCATCCTCTCGGCCGACGACCTCACCGGCGACTTCAGCTACTGGGCAGTCGACGCAGGCACGACCCCGATGTCGGACCTCGCGAAGCAGCAGGCACTTGAACGCCTGGTGCCCCTCCTCGTGCAGCTCGGGGCCGACCCTCGACAGGTGCTCGGCGAGCTCGTGCGCACGTACCAGCTCCCCGAGTCCTTCGCCGAGGTTGCCGAACCCGAACCCGTCGAGCCTGCCGCCCCAGCAGGACCCGCTCCCCTTCCGTTCCCCGCTGCAGGGGGACTACCCCCTGAAGGATTGTAGACATGCCCCTCGTCATCGCAACAGGCGCCCCCCAGGGCATGCCCGCAGACCTTGCCGCCATCGCCGAGGAGCAGGATGCGCTCATCGGGGAGGAAATGGCAGACCTCGTGCCCCGCCCCGACCGGCCCTACTCGGCGAAGGTCTACAGCGCCCTCACCGATGCCATCGCGAAGGCCGCGAAGGTCATGGGCCTCGACCTGACGCCCGAGCGGTACACCGAGGACGTCGCGCAGATGGACGGGGATGTCGCGCGCTTCCTCGCCATGATGGCGGCAGCCGCATCGGACTACGGCAAGCCGTTCCCCGTCGAGCTCGAAGACATCAAGGGCGACGCCGAGCTCACCGCCATCACTGCCGCCCTCACGCAGCTCGCCGGCGACAAGGCCTTCGCCGAGTTCCTCGACGCCCCGGCCGAGCCCGAGGAGGTCATCGAGGAAGAGACCGTCATGCCCGACGGCGAGGTTGAGGAAGAAGAGGTCGAGGAGTTCGACTTCTCCAAGCGCATGCGTCGGCGGTAGCCATGCCCTTCAAGTCGATTCGATTGCGCCTGGCGCAGCTGTTCGGCTTCGGGCAGCGCCCCAAGTCCGTCATTCCTGCCACACGGAAGCAGGCTTACTACCGTTCCTACGAGGGCGGCGTCATGGGCAACCTGACGCAGGCCATCGAGCGGAAGCAGCCGGTCACGTTCTTCTACAAGGACAAGTGGCAGCCGGAAGGCACACCGGGCGCCCTGGGGCAGCGAGTCGGCAACCCTCACGCCATCTGGCGAGGCACCAACGGGCGCACCTACTTGCACCTCTACGTCGACCCTCAGTCTGCGACGGCCACGGGGGGCCTTCCAGGGTGGCGGACGTTCCTTGTCAATCGAATCCAAGGGGTGAGTGTCCTTGAGCTTGGCACCACCTTCCTCGGCCGTCCGGTAGCGTTCGTGAAGGCGCCCGGATGGAACCCGTCTTGGTATCGCCAAGTCGGTCAGCCCATAAAGCTCATTCAGTAAGAGAGGACATATGAGCCATGAAAGCGTTGCCGAGCAAGTTCTTGCAGAAGTGCAGGCACAAACAGCTACCCAGCCGGAAGCGGTGCCCGAGGTGCCCGCACCGTCGACAGACCCCGAGCTCGCAGCGATGCAAGCTGCCATGGAAGCAGACGGGGCAGAAGTCGAACTCGAGGAGCAGGAAGGAGACGAGCCCCCGAAGAAGCGGGGACTGAGTTGGGAGCAGGCCGTCAAGTCTGTGCCGCCCGACATCGCCAAGCTCATGCGCAGCATGCAGGCGGACTACACCCGGAAGACGCAGGAGCTCTCGGAGCAGCGCAAGGACTTCATGCGCGAGCGGGAGGCCTTGATGCGGGGCAAGGAGGCCCTCACCACCCCCGACGAGCTGCCCGAGTACGACCCGTTCAACGAGGCGAGCATCAACGCGCGCATCGAGGCCGAGGTCACCCGCCGGCTTCAGCAGGTGCTCGAACCGATGCAGGCCGAGTACGAGCAGATGGCTGCGCAGGACAGCTACAAGACGTTCCTCACCGAGCACCCCGACTTCGAGAAGGACGCCGGCCTGCGCTCGGAGGTGCAGCACCTCCTTGAGAGCAACGACTCGCTCGACCTGGAGACCGCCTACTGGGCAGCCAAGGGCAAGAAGGCAAAGGTCGAGGCGGCCAAGGCCTCGGAGGCTCGGAGCGCGAAGCGTCGGGCAGCCAAGGAGGCCGCCCTCAAGGGTACGGGCACCCCTCGACGTGGTAGCGTCGGAGCTCGACCAGGTCGAGGAGACCTGAAGAAGATGAGTGCGGCAGACATCCTCGCTATGGCGCAGGCTATGCACCGTAGCTGAGACCGTGCTACAGTAGCGGCACTGTAAGGCCACCCCATTGCGGAGCCTTGCGCCTTCGGCACTGCGACGACCGCAGCACGCCTCGAAACGCAAGCAATCCAACCGCAATGGAGGCCGACCGTGGCCGCACCCCAAAGCGTCATTAGCACTACGCTGCAGCTTCTGCGCGACAAGCTGATCGACAACAGCTTCCTCAGCCATCCCCTCTTCCGCGCCATCGAGCAGGCCGGCAACCTCGTCAAGGTGTCCGGCGGTCTTCGCGTGGAGCAGCCCGTCATCTTCGGCGAGCACTCCAGCATCACCGAGCTCAGCAACGGCTTCGAGCCCGTCAGTATGGCTGTGACCGACCCGTTCCAGACGGCGAAGTTCGAGTACTCCAACTTCACCCAGCCCATCATCCTCAGCGCAGTCGAGAAGGCCGCCAACAAGGGTGACCTCGCAGTCGTCAACATCTTGGAAAGCAAGATGAAGAACGTCATGCTGGGTCTGAAGAAGGAAGTCAGCAAGCAGGTGATGGTGGGCAACTCCACCAAGCTCACCACGCTGCAGACCCTGAACGGCATGACCACCGCCCCCTCGACCGGTTGGCTCGAAGGCGTGGCCACCGCCACCCAGCAGAACACCGTCGGCGGCCTCTCGAAGACCACGTACCGGGCTCAGAACTGGTTCAACAACTTCTTCGACTCGGCCGGCAACTTCGACCTCGCGCACCTCGACCAGCTGATGATCGATGCGCAGATTCGGAACCCCTCCGGCGAGTTCCCCGACATGATCTTCATGTCGCCGAAGTGCTTCGCTGCCTTCCAGAACAAGCAGCAGAGCTACGTGAACTACGTCTCGGCCTCCGACCGCGACAGCCTTGACCGGGACATGGTCGCCATGTGGCGCGGCGCCAAGATCTACGTCGAGCCGAACCTCGGCTTCACGGCGCAGAACCCGGCCAAGCCCGTCTCGGCCTACGTGCTGAGCAGCTCCAACTTCCAGCTCTACGCGGACACCGACGGCTTCTTCGAGGTCTCGGACATGATGCCCGTTCCCGGCACTGCGACCGAGGCCGCCATGGTCTTCTGCCGCATGCAGCTCGTCACCGGTCACCTTGCCTCGCACGGTGTCCTTCTCGATGCGGAGGCCTGAGCCATGGCTACCTCTACTCTCGTTCAGTTCCTCGGCGACGGCATCACCTCCCCCACCGGGGCCGGTGCCGACACCTCCAACCGCCGCCAGGTCGAGACCTTCATCAGCGCAGGCGCCCTCACGAAGGGTGACTGGGTGGAGCTCGACGCCTCCAAGACGGGCGCTGACCGCGCTCTCTACGTCAAGGAGTGCGTTGGTGTCGGCACCAAGGGCAACGCAGCCGCCCTCGGTGTGACCCTCGACGCCGCCACTGGCGCAGGCGAGCAGGTGCGCATCGTCGTCGCCGGCTACGTCGAAGAGGCGAACGTCGCAGGTGCAACCGTCGCCGGCAGCGCGCTCGTCGGTCCCATCGGCACCGCAGGCCGCGCCGAAATCGAGGTGCCCGGCACCACGACCGGCAGTGTGTGCGGCATCGCCCTTGCCGCCGATGCCACGAACATCGCCCCGGTCTTCGTGGTGAAGAAGTTCTGAGCCCCCCCAGGGCAGGTCGGCCCACTGTCCTCTCGGGTCACCTGCCCCGGCCCCATCGGTTGAACGCTCGCCGGTGGGGCCGTTCTTCTGAGGTGACGCATGAATCTCGGTGAGCTGCTCGACTTCTGCGGCAACCTCCTCGACTACGACCCGAGCAACCCGAGCTATCGGGCGCAGCTCGTCTCGCTGCTCAACGATGCGCAGACCAGGTCGCTCACTGACCGGCCTTGGGCGTTCGCGAGCCGAGACCGGAAGGTCAAGGTCTACACCGACACCACCTTCAGCCTCACCTTCACTGCGGGCAGTGCCACGGTCACCGGTGCCGCGCTGCCCCTCTCGCCCGACCCCATCCGGCCGGGCAGCAACCTCGCCGGTGCCGAGCTCGTCTTCAAAGACAGCGCAGGCAACACTCACCGGCATCGGGTCGCCTGGGTGGAGCTCACGACCCGGCTCTACCTCCGCAACCCGTTCGAGGGTGTGACGGGCACGTACACCGCCACGGTCAAGCGGCGAGAGGTCTACCTGCCCTCGGACTGCATGACGGTGCAGAACGTCTCAGACCCTCACGTAGGCATTCCGGCGAAGGCGCTGTTCCTCTCGAAGTGGGAACGGGAAGACGCCAACCTCGACCCCGACCTACTCGGCACCATCGAGGCCTACCTGCCGAGCGAGGGGAAGCGGGTGCCCGCCCCTCAGATTCCCCGAGGCATCGCCACGGTTGCGGGCGTCGGGCAGGGTGTGCGCACCATCAACCTCTACATGGTGAACGTCCGAGGCCCCCATGCGCAGAACTACCCCAGCTACCGCCGGGATGTCAGCTCGGGCTTCGAGTCCGCCTTCTCGAAGGTCGGCACCTTCAACCTCTCGGACACTCAGACCCTACAGCTGACCCCCGAGACGCTGCCCAACAACACCGGCCTCTACCGGCGGTACTACTTCACTTGCCCCGAGGCCAACATCCTCGCCCCGGTGCGCATCCGGCATGCAGACGCAGTCGATGCCCTCGCCGTCGGCGTCGACACAGTAGCCCCGACGGGCGGCGTGACGCTCAAGCCCGACCTCGCCCTCACCCACCTCAGCGGGCAGGCCTTCCAGTCCGAGGCGGTGCGCTACCTCTACAACCAGGCGGGCGTCTACCAGTCGGTCGAGCTCTACCCGCACCCGAGCGGAGACCAGGACATCAACGCCCGCATGGTCATCGCCCCGACGCGCATGCAGGAGGACCAGGACGTACCCCTCGTGCCGGCCGCCTACGCGCAGATTGTCGCTTACGCCGCCCTCGAGTCCCTCACCCTCAAGGTCGACAACCCGGCACTCAGCCAGGTCTACATGCGGAAGAAGGACACCCTCTACAAGGCCATGGAGCAGCGGTACTTGAAGGAGGTGCCCCGGCGAATCATCAAGGGCACCCCGACGGCCGGCTACCGCTTCGTCCGCAACCCCTACGGCCCCCTCACGTACACACCATGAATCAGTCGCAGTACCAGACCCCGCTCGCAGGTGGCGTAGCTACCCGACTGCCGCAGAACCCGCAGGATGCCGGGCGGCTGCAGAACTGGACGCTTGACCGGGTCTCGGGCGGCTGGTCGTCTCGCGTCGGCTACGAGCAGTACCGCACCGGCGAGAACGACTTCGACCCGTTCGGCTCGGTCGGCCCCGTCTACGCCCTGCACGTTGCGCAGCAGCTCGCCGGTGGAGCTCGGCAGGCCGTGCTCTTCGAGTCCGATGGCAAGCTGCAGTACTACTACGACGCTGCGGGTGTGCCCTCGCTGCGGGTCCTCCAGGCCGACCGCCACATCCCGACGCCCACCGAGGCCGGGTCGTGGTTCACCGACACCCCCTACGGCACCATCGTCACCAACGGCGTCGACCGCCCGGTGCTCGTCAATCCGTGGCCTCTCGGCAGTGCCGCCGAGTCCTCGGCAGCAATCAACCGGTGCATCCGTCCCTTCGGCTTCGCCACCCTGCCCGCCTCGCCCGAGCCCATCCCCGTCAACCCGATGCCGGCCCCGACGGGTGTGAGCTTCAACCCGCGCATCATGGGCACGAGCCTCACACTGTGGTGCCCTTCCAACCCGCTCGCAATCTCCGACGGAGGGCGCTGGGGCCTCGGCTTCGCCACCAACAAGGCGAGCGGGAACGCAGCCGGCGACAAGCGCGCCGAGTTCAACTATGTCTGCAGCTTCATTTCGGACACGGGCAGCGAGGGGCCGGCCTCCGAGGTCGCGAGCATCGCCTGGGGGCTCGCGCAGAACGGCGAGGGCTTCCGGCATGCCGTCGGGGTGCGCCTCCCCATCGGTCCGCCGGGCACCGTCGCTCGCAAGCTGTACCGAACCAAGAACTACAGCGACGACTACGTCTACCAGGGCGACACCACCCTCTACCTGGTGGACGTCATCCGCAACAATGCCGAAGACCTCTTCTTCGACGCCATCAAGACGGCAGACCTCACCCTGCCCAAGCCCGAGATTGCGACCGGCCCCCTGCCGGCTCCCCGAGCTCGCTTCAGCGCGCTGTACGGCGGGTGCCTTTGGCTCGACGGTGGCATCGATGACAGCCTCAGCCTCTACTACTCGTCGCCCGGCCTCATCGAGCAGTTCGCCCCGACCTCCTTCATCCAGCTCAGCAGTGAAGGCGGTGCAGTCACCGGCCTCTTCGGCAGCTACACGAACCTCCTCGTCTTCCGCGAGCGGGGCATCGACGTCGTCACCGGCAGCTTCGCCGAGGGCTTCAAGGTCACCACGATTTCGAACTCGGTGACCTGCCTGAGCCCCCACACCATCGCAGCGGTGCCCGGCCTCGGCGTCGTCTTCCTTGCTACCGACGGCGTGTACGGTCTCACCGGCGGGCTCGAAGGCGGCGCCATCACCGACTTGGTCAACCTCACCGTCGGGCAGGATGAGCTCCTCGAACAGGTGACGCCCGACTGCCTGCCCCGAGCGGTCGCGACCTTCTCAGCCTCGGAGCGGCAGTACCAGGTCTACATCCCGACGCAGGGCAACGACCGCCCGAACCGGGGCTTGGTGCTCCACCTCGACCGCCTTGCCCTCATCGACTCGCTACGGCTCAGCCCGTGGAGCACTCGGCAGGGCTTCCCCGTCGGAGCCATCGCAACCCGGGCAGACGGCACCGTCATCTTCGGGCACCACACCGGGGCGGAGGCCGGCGGCACCGACTCGCAGCGCGGCCTCTTCGTCATGTCGGGCAAGCGCACCCTCGGCAGCAGTGTGGTCGAGGACCAGATGACCGACGCAGGGCCGCCCACGAGCGTCTACCGGTCGGCCTGGTGGGCATCGGGTGACCCGCAACTGCAGAAGCAGATTAGCTACGTGACGGTGTGGATGATGACGACCGGCAACGTCTCGGTCACCATGCGGCATTACAAGGACTTCGACCTCGTGCCCGTCGAGGAGCGCACGTACCTCATGCAGCCGCCCGACGCTGCGACGCTGCCCGCCCTCGACTCGGCCGTGCTCGGCTCCGGCAGCTACACCAAGGGGCGGCTGGTGCCCCTTCGCTACAGCATCGCCCACCAGTCGGCTGCGTGGTTCTGCTTCGAGATTGAGACGACGTCGGACGTCATCCTCGTCGGGCACGAGTACGGGTTCACCACCAAGGGCACTCAGGTCGTCATGGGGAGGCGCGCGTGAAGCACTGGGCACAACGGCAGGCGACCTCGGGGGGCACCCTCGAACCGAGCGCAGTCAACGACGAGCTCCGCGCGCAGCAGTCGAGCATCACCACCCTCGACCGCGACCAGCTCCCCGACAACTACGCAGACGAGGCCCGGGTCAAGGACTACGCCTTGTTGCGCAGCTACGTCGACACGCAGTACCCGTCGGGCAGCGGAGAGCAGGACACGGCCGTCTTCACCTTCGCCTCTTCGGGCAACATCTGGCAGGCCGCAGCCTTCCGGGTGTACCCGGGCGGCTGGGTGAACGTCTCGACCGGCAACGGCATCGACCTCGCCGGTTTCAAGGGCGGGCACCTTCACATCGAGTGGGCAGGCAACGGCTTCATCTTCGGCGCCATGGCCTCGGGTGCAAACATTCCCAGCCCTGCGAGCCCGCGCTACCTCAACCTTCGCATCACCGTCAACGGCGTCACCATCGCAGAGAAGCGAGGCCCCGGGTGCCACGAGGCTTTCCGGGTCATCGGGTCGAGCCTCGTGCCGCAGGGTGACGTCAAGGTGCGCCTGCAGTGGCGCATCACCGGACCGAGCGAAGATGACGCAGTGACAACCACGGCCGGGCAACCGGTCGCCCAAGCGCACCTCTACGGCATGCGCTACCTCGCAATCGGAAGGTGGCGCTGATGTCCCGAATCACCGACGGTCCCATTGTCACCGGCGACGCGCTCGACGCTGCAAGCCTCAACACGCGCTTCAGCAGCTACACGCAAACCGACCTCAACCAGTTCAACCACCGAGACGCAGCGCACGACCTGCCGCAGTTCCAGACGGGATGGCTGCTCACCCATGCGC